TTTAATGCTGATCCAGCAAAGACTAACTGAGTTTGAGATTGTTGGAACAACCATGACCATTAAGCAGTTGGACGCGGCAACCACAGCGGCAACGCTTACTCACGACGACGCTGCAAACCCAACTTCAGCGACTAGGGCCACCTAATGAGTATTGGCTTAATAGTCACAGGGGGATACGGTAACGGAACGCTAGTCGGTTCGGTTGGCGGTGTCGTATCGGGCGGGTACTTGCCGGTCAGCACTGTTACGCTTTCGGTTGTGGGTACTCGGTCTGCGAGCGTGTCAGCAAGCGCGACAGTTTCCAGTGGCGTGCTTTTCGACCCTAACGACACGTCAGCAGAAAGCGTGTCGGGGGCCGTAGGAATTTCAAACATACCTTTGATCGATGTATCGGGAACAATAGCTGGTAATGTTACTGAGAATGCCTATATCTCACAGAATCATGTTCTAACTTTAATTGGTACAGTCTCTGATAGTATCTCTGGACCCTCCCTGATTTACCAAATTAGCGCGTTACGCCCCATTAAATCTTTAAGCAGCTCTTTATCTGAAATAGTGGGGCTGACATACACTCCTCCCTCTTCAGAATGTGGACTAACCCCTGAACAGGAGGCGATGCTATCTGCTATATTCACTGCTACTACTATAACAGGTACTATGACGGAGGATCAGTACAATACGTTAATAGATACAAACACTACTACACACTCGACTAACGAGCTCTTAATAAATGTTGGGGATACCGTAGGCAACACTAACCTTAAAATAAACGATATATACACATCAATAGATGCTTTAAGTGAAGAAGTCACTACATCTACTGAAGCAGTGGAAGCTATGGTTAGTATAGTAAAGTATGTACAACAAGCAGTTCACGTTAATGAGAGTTTGTTGGTAAATGGGGACGGTTCAGTTAGAAAACCCTTCAATAATATAAGTGATTCTTTAGATTTTGCAGAGCTTGTTAATATAAAAGATATATATGTACATAGTAATGTAGTATTGGATAGGGATTTATTAAATTATAATGTTACGGGTACAGGTAGCTACACTATAGATTTAGGCAACTATAACCTAGATAATTCCTCTTTATATAATTTAAGAGTATCTGGTAGTTATACAGGTTACTTGGCACTACTAAACTGCTCATTAGCTCACAACCTTAGTGGTTTGAGCGGTAAGTTCATAAATTGTAGTATAGAGGGTAATTTGTACATATTAGACGGTGGTAATGCTACTTTCTTGGCTCCATATTCTAGTGTTAATTCTGCCAACTTACCTACCATTAACGCACAATCCACATCAGGAACCCATGTAGATGTTCTGGGTATGGTGGGTATGTTGGTCATTGAAGGAGTTAATTACTCGGATACTCTTGTGTCTGTAGAGATGAACACGGGTGAGTTAGTACTAGGACCTACTAACGTATTAGGAGGCTTAATAGTAAGCGGCTCATGTAAGTACCTAGATAACTCTACAGGGGCCTCTGTAGACTCTGATGCCCTAGTAGCTAACCAGGTATGGAAAGGTATAGAATACTAATGCCCTTACCGATAACAAAGTTACTTGAGATAACTAATATAATAGGTAAAGCTACTCCAATAGAGCACTTGCTTAGTTGTAATAAAGGTGATAATAATATCAATATTTATGATGTTACTAATGTAGAGATGGTTGAAGATTTTACAGTTATACTGGAAGATGAAGAATATTTAATAGATTTGGACAACATTTAGGATATCAGTATGGCTTCTATAGTATTTAATACAGGTAAAGGAAGATTTATAGAAATATATAGGAACTTAAAATTAGTAGTCAGGCCAAATGCAGCCTTAATTGTAGTACTTCTCCAAGCAAATGAGGGAGATAGTGGGTTGGCAGATAGGGCTACTTTATTTTCGCTTCTGGATGACGTTAACAATGAAGAAGCTACGTTTACAAACTACAGTAGAAAAACATTAATAGGTACGGATTTAGATGTATTCCCCTCTCCTAATAATGTTGATGATGCTTATGAAGTGAGTTTACCTAATCTGCCTTACATGAACGCAGGCGGCGCTACTAATAACATACTTACCCGGTGTATTATATGCTATGTGGATGATGCTACCTCCCCTAGCGATGCGGATATAGTACCTATGTTAAGTTATGACTACAATGTAACAACAGACGGTTCTAGTTTACTCATAGAGTTTCCTGCTGATGCACTATCTGCCTCATAATGTTAGTTAACCCCGCTAATGAGTACAGTAGTCTGAATAACCCTACTACTTCAAAGACGTCAAGCCTACACGGGGCGAATGAACATAGTTTTTTGGGCGAATTAATTAAGTATATAATATTACTAGTAACTCCCGCCATAGAGCAGGATTCTATTAATGAAGTTACACTGGGAGAATTTATTAGTCTAGAAGTTATAAAATCTAACGAAATTAACGTATCTAATGTCCCCTCAATGTATAAATACCTTAACTTAGGTAGTGTAGGGCAGCAATGTATAGCCAATAGCCTGTACATGTCCCCATTTAGTAAGTACTACTCTTACTATACTATTAATATGCACCCTTCTTATAGACCAAAAAACTGAGAACCCTTTAAAATGGCTACATCTATAAATATAGAGAAAAAGAGGGGTAATACTCGTAGAATAGTGTTCAGACTTATGTTCCTTGGTAAGCCTGTACCATTGACAGGATTTTCGGAGTTTACCCTAACTGTAAGCTCATCTCTCAGATCAGACAGAGATACAGATTATGAAGAAATAATGAACGGTTATGTAATAGACGAGCTAGAAGGTGTTTTTGGATTCACTCCATCAGGTGAAATTATCCCTGGAAACTATTTCTTTGATGCAGTACTGACAGACGACAATAATGAAACTTTCACATTCGCTGAAGGCACTTATAAAGTTACCCAAGGAATAACAAAATGAGTTTGACTGATAAAGAGGATATAGCTATGCACGCAAGAGTAGCAGTAATAGAATCTAATATAGACGATATAAATGCTAGATTTGAGAGACATACTAAGACGGAAGAAGAGTATATGCGTCTTAATACAGAACTTATTCAAGAAATAAGGGAAGAACAAGCAAAGATGAAAGGGTTCTGGGGAGGAGTAGTATTCGTATTCAGTGCATTAGGTGTAGCTCTTGCAGCAGCAGTCAATCATTTGTTTGGAAATGAATAATGATGCTTTTAACAGCGCCACAAAGAAGAGAACAAGATGCTCATGGTTCAGGCCATTTTGGAGCTCCTAGAGGGAATCGCACACATAGCGGCATAGACTATGCTGTATTACCAGGCACTAAAATAGTGTGCCCGGTGGAGGGTAGGGTTACTAAATTAGGTTACCCATATGGAGATGATTTATCCTTTAGATATGTACAGATTACAGATCACTACGGATATGATTGGAGATTCTTCTATGTAGAGCCCTTTGTAGAATTAGATGATCTAGTCCCTTCCAATTCTATTATAGGTACTTCCCAAAATTTACTTAATAAGTACCCTGGTATAACCCCACATTTGCACTTAGAAATTAAAAATACTTTAGGTAATTATGTAGATCCAGAGACTTTATTAAATGACTGGTAAATTGGAAACTAGATCAGTAGAGTCATACTTAGCAGATATAAGCTATGAAGCAACTGAAAATTATTTACCTACTGACTTTGCCCTAGAATTTGTTAACTTTATAAAGCTGGTTAACGGGGAGAAAGGGGAAGAACATAAATCTCCTGTTATGCATTATAAAATGCTAGACCAGGTAGAAGGGAAGAAACAAAACATAGCTAATATGGCTTTTAGGGGAAGTGCTAAAACCTCTGTTTTTGCTGAATATATGTTCCTATACTTAGCAGTGTATGGATCTATTCCTGGTTTTGGCGAAATATCCTTAGCATTGTATGTTTCAGATAGCATCGAAAATGGTGTTAAGAATATGCGTAAAAACCTAGAATACAGGTGGAGCAACAGTGAATTCTTGCAGCAGTTTATCCCTAACACTAAATTCACTGATATAAGGTGGGAATTTACGAATGTAGATAATAAAATATTTGTAGTTAAAGGGTACGGAGCATCTACAGGAGTACGTGGAAGCAAAGAAATGGGCAAAAGACCCAATCTAGCTGTATTAGATGATTTGGTTTCTGACGATGATGCTAGATCTCCTACTGTTATTGCATCTATAGAAGATACTGTATACAAAGCTATTGATTATGCGCTACACCCTACAAATTCTAAAATAATATGGTCAGGTACACCATTTAATGCCAAAGATCCTTTGTATAAAGCTATAGAATCTGGTGCATGGTACGTAAATGTATTTCCTATATGTGAAAAGTTTCCTTGCACTAAAGAGGAATTTGTAAGCGCCTGGGGAGATAGGTTTCCTTATGATTATGTAAAAGGTAAATACGATAAAGCCCTTAAAGCTGGCAAGATAGATACGTTTAACCAAGAATTAATGCTCAGAATTATGTCTGAAGAGGATAGGCTAATTCACGATAACGATATTCAGTGGTACAAGCATTCAAATGTTCTTAGAAATAAAGGAGCATTTAATTTCTATATCACTACAGATTTTGCTACTTCTGAAAGTGATAGTGCAGATTTCAGTGTTATATCTGTATGGGCTCTAAACAGTAATGGAGATTGGTTCTGGGTAGATGGTGTAGTGAATAAACAGTTAATGGACCAAAGTAT